ACTGTATGAAGGACATTCTTCGGGGTTTGCTGTATCCATTCTTGCCCAAGATGGTTGATTTAATCTATCATTTGCAACATCATATTCCAGTTCATTTTCTAAACCAATAGAATCAGCGAAAACTTTACTATCATTATTGTAAACAAATCCAAAATTCATAGAACGACCAGTTAAATATGCTTCTCTTTCTCTATTGTTTTCATTTGTAATTAGAGACGACTTAACAGCGTGAAGTCCCGCCCAACTATCAATTTCATTAAGAGTTTTATTTCCAATTTTGAGAACAGCCTTCTTTACAACTTGACCAATACCAACGTGTGGTTGAAGGTATACATCAGACTGTCCAGCACCGGGCTTTAAAGCGATAAAAATTTTTGAGTGGGAATGTAAGAAACCTTTGTTCTGTAAAGTAAATCGGGCGAAACCATCAGTAGTTGCTGCTCCCTGCGAGAAAACGACTGGTTCAAGTAAATCAGTTTCTAACTGCTGAGTGTAATTTACGGGTATCTGATCAAGCATAAGGAAGTTGGGAATCTGTGAATCATCATCATTATCCATCTTTATTATTATAATTTTAATATTATAAAAAAATAAAAAATAAATTAATCAAAATAAAAAACGTAGAAAAAAAACCAAAGGTTATGCGAGCAAAAACCATAGATTACTTATTGTCTGAGCTGAACGCCCTGCGGAGAATATAACAGTTGAGACTTGGACTTAATGAAGATGTAAACGCCAATTGGATTATCAGATTTAAGGTCGCTATCAATAGATAAACCCCACTGCTCCTGCGTGAAATCATCTCCGCTTTCACCGATACCATATTTAACTGCTAAACCGTAAACACCACCGCCTTCGGCAATATTCATGTATGAATCTTCACCCGTAGTAGAAGCAATCATATTATCATTTCTGTTCATATTAACTGGTGATACAGATAGACGTTCCATAGAATACTGGCTGTCGGGGGAAATCGCCTGAACAAGAGTTTTAACTATCTGTGGATCAACAACCTTTGAAGATGTATTTTCGGCATCTACAATATTTGTGACATAATCAAAATCTGCTGGATATTTAGAACCACCCTTTAACCACTGAACTCTACGGATTGGAGCGAGATTAGTTTTAACACTTCCATCACCACTTGGGAAAGTAGTTGATTGTCCATCTTGTGTAAGAGTATTAATATTAGAAACTGGCATAAAGGTGACGAAAGCAGAAATAACATTCTGTAAAGCGAGCGAATACTGAATTTGAGCATTCGTCGAATTAATACTCGTGTAAAGAGATGTAATAGTATTAAAATTATATGCTCCTTCGCTACCACTTGGAGTTCCAGCGGGAATATCAGAAACTTCACAAGTTAATTTAAGATTAGATAATTCATAATGAGCATCTCCAATACCAGTAGTAGAACCATCAGTATTAAAAAGAACATTACTATCTGGTTGAAGTAAAAATTCTAACTGAATACCACCAAAAGCATCTGGGCGTAAATCTACCATCTGTCCAGACTGCATAAATCCACAGGGAACATGAAATGAAAATTCATTAGTTGGAGAAACAGCCGCATCGGGACTTTCCATCACAGATTTACGGAAAGTAGTGGCATTCGGGTAAATCAAGCAAGACTGCTGAAGATGCCCAATCTGATCTTGTAGAGAACTAGTGCACGCAAGATATGAATTCATAAATTTCGAATAGTGGCGAATATTTTCACAAACCATCTTTGAGCGATTTGCTCTAACAGTTAGAGATTCTATAACATTATAAATACCAAGACGATTATTCATAGTGACATTATCTCCATCTGTTAAACGAGTGGGAGTAGCAAGATTATCTTTGAAAGCATTAAAATTACCGATAATTCTTATAGTGGAAGGATCAAGCATACCATCCTGAGCAGATACTGTGAATGAAAGAACGGGAAAACCATTCTTAAAAGATATTTTTCCGTCAGCGGGAATGTTATCTGGGCGAATCTCAATGTAGCGACTAGTCATATTTTATAATTTAAATATTATAAAAATATCAAAAATAAAATTAACAAAAAAATATTGAATTTACTTACATCACAACTTCTACTGAACCGTCCCGAATTACAAGACGGCGAATATGAACAACATAAGAATTAAATAACTTGCCCTTGCTCGGTGCGGTGGAAGTCTGGTAGCGAAGGATTACCGCTAAATCTTTACCACGTAAATCTAATACACCATTCTGACCACCAGCCGAGAAACCACGCCCGAATACAAAGTTATTCTGGAATTCAGTGAAAGAGCGGGGTTTGATACCAGAGTTATCTAATGTCTTTTCTAATTCATAAAGATGGAAAGCATCTAATGAATTCTTTGTTGCTAATTTTCTTGTAGAAATTTCCCTTGAAGGAACACGCTTACCATTGATAGTATACTGAATGCTTGATAATTCATCAATAATACCAGTGTATGCTGAACGATTAGAAGCGATACAAATATCGTGAGCCGCTTTACTTGTAGTATTATCAACAGAATAATTAGTTCCTTTAATTAAATATGTTCCTGAGCCCGATATTAACTGTGAAGAAGTATATACACTACTATCTTGTGGAACAACTAACAGAGCCTTTGCCCGACTATTCTGTGCGAATATCTGAAAAGTAGTTTGTCTATCACTTGCTAAAATACTGTGCTTGTAATTTGTTGCCGACATGATATCAAACTCAATTGCTCTGCCTTCGCGAACTTTATTCATCATTCCTTGCTCAAATTGTGGATCTAATTCTACTTGTGAAACAATTAGATTTACATTACTGACTGTATAACTTGCGTCATAAGAAGCTGCGTCTGCTACTGCTGTAGAATACATTACATAATTTTCATCAATAGCAACTCCATTATTAGTTAGTGTAGCATCAAGAACAACTTCTATTAAACCTTCACTACCATTCGCAGCCGAAGATAAATTAATTTCACTAATAGTCGCAGCCGCCGATAAATCAGAAGCACTACCATTATTATTTGCTCGACAGAAATTAATAGTTTCACCAACAACAAATGGGAAACGTGCTACTCTATCAGCACCAGAAAGATTATTTAAATCTGAAACATAAAAAGTATCTGCTGTGGCTGAGTTCGCCCAATCATTGGGAGCATCAGAACCATTTAGAGAATGGAAATGGGGATTAAGTGGAGTTCTGTTATCACGAAGGACACTATCTAACTGCTTAATAATATTTTCTGCTTCATTTAAATCAATTTCGATATAAAGACCATTTGTCATCATAACTGGGAAAATAGATACTGAATCAGCAAAAATTCCCGTGTGAAGGGGTAAAGTAATTTTAGCATTTAAGAAATCACTATCAGAGAAAGCAGTTGCTTGATTACCCGAAGTCTTTTTGAAGAAAGGATTAGTGATTGTGTTTGCCATAGCACTCTTGGTTGTTCCTTGGTCGCCACGATTATCGGGTTGATGAACAGCACAACCTTCTGTTAAAGCACGCATATTTTCAGTGGTTTTATCTTTATCATAATCATATTTTACAGATACATAAGATGCATAGTCAGAATATTCTTCCAAAATTTGACCGCGAGAACCGTCGTAAATTCTAATATTTTTGATGATAGTAGACGTGCATTTATCTAACTGTAATCGGGTTGGAGTTGCCCCAGAAGGTAGAGATAATTTCACATTAAATTGTAAATAAGTTTCACGACCATCCATGAATTTAGTGGAAGGATCTACAAAAAGTTGAACCTTCTGTCCGGGTGAATAAGATAAACCATTTTCACTTGGGACGGATATTTTCCTTTCTCCAACTCTAACAGAATCATCGGCTGACCAGTAAGTTGACATATTTATAATTTAAATATTATAAAAATAATTAAAAAAATATTATCAAAAAAGTTTTAGCGAAGCATATCTACGATTTACTGAACTCTTCCTGTGGCGACAGTTTCTTGGACGGGAGCCGCTATTTCTTGTTCGGTTTCTTGCTGTTGCTGAGTTTTTAAATCAGTCGCTTGTTTATCTTCATCTAATTTTTCACCAACTGTATCTGTAATACCAGATGCTAAATCAAGAACACCACCAACTAATTTTGCGGGTGGAAAGAATGTCCCCGCTAAATCCCCGATTGCCCCACCAATCTGTAAAAGATTACTCGCTTTTTCCCAAGTATTATTTCCTTGAATTTTATCTGATTTAATATCTTCATATAAATCCATCCCACCAAGAGCGGCTGAACCAAGAACACCAACTTTACTGGCTGCTTTACCAAAAGCAGTTTCCGCAACTTCTTCACCTGCTTTTGTCATACCTTTCGCAACAGCACCAGTAGCACCTTCCGAAGATGAAGCAATTTCAGATACAGTTTCAGCGTTTGGTGCTGCTTCGGAGATTGCTTCACCAGTAGTTTCAGTAGTAGTTTCTGCGGGGGCTGCTTCTTGACTTGGTAAAGTTCTGGATCTACGAACAGAACCTTCTGCTGGATTGGGAGCATTTAATGATGCTTTCCATTTATTGTATTCAGCAACTTTTCCGGGAATATCTTTTGCTGTCCAGAGATTAGTTGCTTGTGTTTTAATCTGGTTTATTGTATCTGCTGTTTTTTCTTGTTCTCTTAAACCTTGGATACTATTAACTACATCATTATTATGTTGTCTCACTCGGTCATTAAAATCACGAACAGCTTGCATTCTTGCGTTTCCCATCGCAATAGCATTGCCATTGGTTCCATATAAATCCATTTTTATAATTTTAAATGTTATTTTATTTTAGTTATCAAAATAATTAATTAGTTTTCAAAGAAAACAACTGCTTTGCTAGTCTATTTCTAATTCTTCTGTTTCTGTATCTCTTGTTGGATATATTTTAGTTTCATGACGAATATATGCTTCTGCTGGATTTTCGCTGAGTTTTAAATACAGAAAAGAATATCTATCTTTGTGTGCTTCATTATATAATTCAATAAATTTATCGTATCCACCGACTAAATCGCCATATTCTTCTGCTATTTTATCTAGTTCCTTTTGGTTCTGCTGTTTACAAATAATCACATCGGTACAGTTATTACGAATCATACCTGAAACAGCACGGAAACTCTGAACAGCGATTAAATAAAAATCAATGTAGTGTCTAAATCGCGTTGAGAAAAATGATACGTGGTTTGTTCGGGAAAAGTCTTTAGTAAGGACATCATCCATTACGAGAGCATACGTCGGGCGATCTTCTTTATTTTCATATTGTCCCTGCGACTTCTTAATATTTTCAATAATAGTATCTTCATAATGATCCATACAATCAAAGTGTTTTGAGAGTATTTTACCTTTATTATCTGTATGTAATGTAGTAGATACGAATTTCACAACATCGAATTTATCTTTATAAAAATCT